CAATAGAGGATGACTCTGGATTTATTCATCTAGGTAACTCTTCTATTTCAAGACTTAGTTTGGCTTAGACACAGTTCAAAACTCTTTAATTTCATTATTTATCAGGATGTTGAACATGGTCAAAAGGACGACCCTTTTAGCTTTATTACTCTCACTGGTTGCTTTGGATAGTCAAGCAGAAATCTACAAATGTATGGTAAATGGGGTGGAGACCTATAGCCAAGTCTCCTGTGCCGAAGATGCCATACCAATCTCAGTAACTCCTCCACCGAAAATGTCTTCTGTTGTCGATACAGCTAACGAATCAATCCTTGTAGAGCAGTGTGTGGCTTACTTGAAACGCTTTGGTGATTTTAAAGATCCTGATTCTATCAAGGTCGAAGGGCATTTCTTTGATTGGTTGCAGGATGATAGCGGTGCTCGCAGGGTATTACAGCTAAAGATTAACGCCAAAAACAGCTATGGGGCATACGCAGGTGGTGAGTTCCGTCCATGTTTTTTGAACTACAACGGGACAAAAATGACTGAACATCAGAAGCTTATTTTCAAATGATTTTAAGTACAAAAAAGCACAAGATTTCACACTTGTGCTTTATCTACTAGTTTATTAGTTGTGGTGCAACAATAGGCGATAACAGCGCTAAAATTCCAAAAAAATAAGGTCCCATTAAATCAAAGTACTCTCTATAGTGAGTGTAACTTTTGAACACATATCCGTATTCAATTGATAAGAGTTTTATTAAGTCTTCGATCTTCCATTTGTCTGTAAATTTGTTGAGAATGATTTCATTTACAAAGTCAACCTCTTCATATCTAGTATCGGGGTCATCAGGATGCCCACTGCTATAACCCTCTCTTGTTATATAGGTTATTTTCCTTCCGAAAAAAGGGAATCCGTGATTTTCGTACCCAAGGGATCGTACACTTGGTTCGTCACCAACCCATACATCTAGAGCCTTACCGAGTAGACCATCAATATCCTCATCATGAGGATTGTTTTGATCAACATAGTAGCGAAAAACTCTTTTATCTTGCATAAATCGTTTAACCCAAAATGAGCGTAACTGCTGGTGATATGTTCTCGCATAAGCAAAATATCGAAACATTAGGTAAGCTATTGATATAATTAGCAAATATTTAATTGCAACGGTATTGGTGAGTTCAATTTTAGCAACTAATCCAGTAATCTCTTTTAGAGTCGCTCCCGTCCAGCTAATTATTATCAAGACTATAGACGTTACAATTAATGCGCGGCGTTTTGATTTTAAACCGACATCAGCATCTATCTTAGTGTGAAAATTCCTAAGCGTTTTATCCGTTGAATCCATACTTTTTTATTCCTTAGTAATTATGGTGCTGAATGTTATCAGCATAATTTCTTGCATGCTAATCCCGAAACCTTTCCAATCCGCTCCAAACCCTTAAGCCGAGACAATGAACCTATGTTCACTGTCTCGGTTTTTTTTATGGCCTTTGTCACCCACAACAACTATCGCAGCGGCGTTAACAGTATGCCGATTGCGAATGCTCGCCCCTCTGGCTTTCACATCTGTCGGATACAAAACCGAGTTTATCGCCAGTGTGCCAAAGACGGTTTTAATGCTCGCCTTCGTGCAGAGTTAGCGGCTGACCTCACTGGCAATGGGCCTGCTACCGTACCCTTGTATAGCCACAGTCTCACCCGTCAAAGCTACTTTGAACAAGGCTGGCATGCCGTCACTCACCTCCATGTTTTAAAAGCGCGTGAGCAACGCAAGGCACAAGCTATGGCGGTGCCTAATGAACAGTAAACTCAAGGCGATTTTAGTCGCCGCAGGCTTAAGTTCGGCGGCCATCACTGGCGCACAGCTTACCGATAAATGGGAAGGGAATAGCCTGAGCGTCTATATCGATGCGGTGGGCGTACTGACCGCATGCCGTGGCCATACGAGCAAAGACTTAAAGCTTGATCAAACCTTTACCGAACAGCAATGCATGCAGATTTTTGCCAAGGATATCGCTCGCGCTGATAAGCAGTTGCTGCAACTCACGGCCCCTGTAGCACTTACTGATGGCGAGCATGCGGCCTATCTGTCGTTTATGCATTGGGCGGGCTATGGCAATTTTGCCAGCTCAACCCTGCGTAAAAAGCTGCTTGTAGGGGATCGTGTGGGTGCCTGCAAGGAGCTAACGCAGGCCTGTTCCACCAATCCTCAAACGGTTGAGCGCATCTGCAATGGTTGGACCTATGGCACCCGCCTAGGTGTCAAGGTGCGCCTAAATGGGCTGATTAAACGCCGCGCCGAAGAGCAGACCATTTGCTTAAGCGAACTGGGCCTCTCGCAATCAAAGGGGGGCGCGCAATGAATCCCTCACAAATCATTAGCACTGTGCAGTGGCTATTTTTGTCACTGGCATTAGTCACCATTGGGCTGATGTACCACCAACAGCAGAGCACTAAGAGCCAGCTCACCCAAGCGTTAACTGACAATGCCGCCCTAAAACAGAGTGCAGACACGCTAGCGGTATGGCTACAAGACGCCAACGTTGAACGCATTGCCCTAAAAGACGAAGGCGAAACCCTCGCCCTACAGGTGCAAACCGTTGAGCAGCAAAAGGTCGCGTTAGCCAACCGCAATCAAGAGCTTAACCATCAACTCACCCAGTTACTTGAGGACGCCCAGGATGAACAAACACAAACATGGCGTGTGGCTAGTGTGCCTAACGATGTTGTGCGCGTGTACGACAACGCCTCCCGCTGTGCGTTACGTGCCCACTTACAAGACCCAATATGTGTTGCCGCCCGAAGTATTGATGCGCGAGTGCAACGTCACTCAGGTTTCACAACAGGTATTGCAGTGCCTGCAAACCCAGAAGGAACAGTGCCTATCCAACCCGCCGCTCAACAATCAAGAGTTAGCGGGGCTAATGCTCTCGCTACTCACTGACCTTGGGCAATGCAACCTCGACTGGCAAGCCCTGCACGATTGGCGGCAACGGCACCAAACAGACCAAACAAAATAAGCCAAATATTAGGAATAGGCATGGACGAAACCGATTGGGCTAGCAATATGGAAACCAGCGAGCGAGCTGCCTGTGTTGATGCAGTTCGGGATGCCGCCAGGCACAAACAACACAGCACTGGCAATGGCATCTGTATTGATTGCTTAGAGCCAAATGAGCCACAGCGGCTTAACGAGTTGCGCTGTATCAGTTGCCAAGAAGATGAAGATAAGCGCCAGAAGATGCGCTATGGGAAGCGTTTATGATCGAATCGCTATTTGAATATTTCGGCAAAAACTGGGGCTTTATTGGCAGCGTGATTAGCGTTTTCTGTGCACTGCTGATGGCGTGGTTTAGCACGCGATTTACCCCACGGATTGAGCATGAAAAAGTGATCCAAAAGGTGGCTGAAATCGACAAGCGCCTTAGCGAAACTGAAATGCAATTGGAGTACATGCCGACCCGTGACGAACTGCATGCGCTCGATAAAACCCTCACAGGTTTAGGTGAGCGCTTTGGCGCAATGGAACAAGGCATTAGGCGCTTAGAAACCAAGACCGACATGCTTCTCGAAAACGAACTGAAAGGAGGCCATTAATGGCGATGCAGCAAATTATCAATGAGCACCAACGCCTTGTGGTGCTTCGATTACTGACCGAGGCGGGAGCCTTCGCACTCAATGAGTCCATCTTACAAGATGGCTTAAATGCCTACGGCCTCGACATTAGCCGCGATGCCTTGCTGGTGCAGCTCGCTTGGCTTAACGAGCAAGGGCTGATTAAAACCGAACTGGTTGGCAAAGTGACCACGGCCACGCTAACAGGTCGCGGCCAAGATGTGGCGACAGGCCGCACGGTAGTGCCAGGGGTTAAACGTCCACGGGCGGGAGAGTAGCCATGGCAAGTGAAACCCGAGGTCGCCGCTCTAAAGTGGATTTACTGCCAGATCCTATCCGCAAAAAGCTCGATGCGGGGCTGCGTAATGGCTCGATTCAGCAGATTGATTTGCTCGATGAAATCAATGCGCTGATTAAAGCCGCAGGCTTGCCTGAGGAAAACCAGCTTTCCCGCGCGGGCATTAACCGCTATGCCACCAAGATGGAGGCCGTGGGTAAATCCCTACGTGAAATGCGTGAGATCACCCAAGTGTGGACGGCAGAGCTGGGTGACAAGCCCACGGGTGAAGTGACTAAACTCATCCTCGAAATGGCGCGTTCGCAGCTGTTTAAAGCCCTGTTAAACCAAGATGAAACGGGCGAAGGTGCCGACGTTGGCATGATTAAAGATGCCATGTTAGCAGTGCAGCGTTTGGAGTCTGCTGCCATGGCCAGCCATAAGCGCGAGAAAGAGATCCGCACTGCGTTCGCGGCCGAAGCGGCTAATGCCGCCGAGAAGGTCGCGAAAACCGCAGGCTTAACCAGTGATGCCGTGGCCTTGCTTAAACGTGAAATCTTGGGGATTGCATGATGAGCGTAACCACTATTGCCACTATTCATTACTTATGCCACTGGATACTAATCACTGCGCCGTGTTCCACAGCAGTGCTTGGATTGATGGACGGTATCAAATCTGAATTACCCAGGATCAGAAAAGAATATTGGGGATTGCCTGATGACCATTAAAAAAAAGGTGTTAGTGGCCGCGACTGCGGTAGCGCTAGCCATCACGCCAACAGCAAGCAGCTTTGATCCCACGTATGAGGCAAGTTGCCTAAGTCGCTTTGATCCTAAAGAGGTGCTGCTCGGTTATCAGAAACGCTGGATAGCCGACGAGTCACCGCTGAAAATTGCCGAAAAGTCGCGCCGAACCGGACTCACTTGGGCTGAGGCTGCCGATGCTTCTCTTACCGCAGGCGCAGCCCGTGGCCAAGGGGGGACTAACCATTTTTATGTGGGCAGTAACAAGGAGATGGCACGGGAATTTATCGACGCTGCGGCCATGTGGGCCAAAGTATTTGATAAAGCAGCAGGTGAAATCCAAGAAGAAGTGTTTGTTGATGAAGGCCAAGACGGTAAAGAGATCCTGACCTTTGCCATTTACTTTGCCTCAGGTTTTAAGGTGCAGGCGCTATCGAGTAATCCCTCAAACCTGCGTGGTATGCAAGGCAATGTGACTATAGACGAAGCGGCGTTCCACGAACGCTTGGCCGAAGTACTAAAAGCGGCATTGGCGCTGACCATGTGGGGCGCGAAGGTACGCTTGATCTCCACCCATAATGGCATTGATAACCAGTTCAATGAGCTGATTAACGATTCCCGTGCGGGTAAAAAAGATTACTCCATTCACCGCGTCACCTTAGATGATGCCTGTAATGAGGGGCTGTATAAGCGTATTTGCCAAGTGCGCGGCATCGAATGGAGCCAAGCGGCCGAGGATGACTGGAAAGCAAAATTACTCAAAGCCACTGCCACTGAAGAGGATGCGTTAGAAGAATACTTCTGTGTGCCTAAGTCTGGCGGTGGTGCCTATCTTAACCGCGCGTTAATCGAGGCCCGCATGGCGAGCATCGCTGATAGCGGCCCCGTTGTTCGCCTTAAAAAAGACGATGCTTTTGGACAATGGCCAGAGGGTTTACGAGCGGCGGAGCTCCTTAAGTGGTGTGAGGATGAACTGAAGCCGGTTCTCGATAGCTTAGACCCTGCACGCCCTCATTGCTTTGGTG